GGCCAACAAACAAACTGTAGCAAAATTACACATGGATCGTCTTAAAGTAGCATATGAGTATCTGCCAAAGTGGTTGCAACAAGGTATTAAAGAATGGAATAAAATGAGTATAGAACTGGAAAACGGTTCTAGAATTATTGCTGCAGCTACTTCAGCATCTGCTATTCGTGGTGGATCTTTTAATCTAATAATGTTGGACGAGTTTGCTCACGTACCGGAAAACATAGCAAATGACTTTTATACCTCCGTATTTCCAACAATAACATCAGGTAAAACCACCAAACTTGTTATCATTTCTACCCCAAATGGATTAAACTTATTTTACAAAATTTGGGTAGATTCAGCAGAACATAGAAACGACTTTAAAAATGTAGAAATCCATTGGAGTCAAGTTCCCGGTAGAGATCAAAAATGGCGCGAACAAGAAATTCGTAACTTAGGTTCTGAAGATAAATTCAGAACTGAACACGAATGCGATTTTATTGGTTCTACAAATACTCTTATTAGTGCAAATAAACTTAAGACTTTGGTATTCCGTAATCCAATTTTTAAAAACGATGACGGATTACGAGTTTATGAAAAGCCCAAAGAAAAGCATAGTTACTTAACTTTGGTTGATACCTCTAGAGGACAGGGATTGGATTATAGTGCATTTTGTGTACTTGATGTAACAGAAATTCCTTATAAAGTGGTTGCAGTTTTCCGAAATAATACAATTTCTCCTATGGTATATCCAAATATTATTATGAATATTTGTAGAGAATACAACGAAGCATTTGTTTTAGTTGAAATTAATGATATAGGTGGTCAAGTAGCAGATATTTTGTATAAAGAACTGGAGTATGAAAATGTTCTAATATCTTCAGTGCGGGGACGAAAAGGACAGACTCTAGATGGTGGATTTGGTAATTCAGATACCCAACTTGGTATCCGCACCACTAAAGTCGTCAAAAGACTCGGTTGCTCGGTTTTAAAAAGCATGATTGAAGCAGATAAACTGGTGTTGAATGATTTGGATATTATGCGTGAACTTGTTACATTTATTTCCAAAAACAATTCATATGAAGCAGATACCGGAAGCAACGATGACTTAATTATGTGCTTGGTTTTGTTTGGTTGGTTAAGTACACAAAACTACTTCAAAGATCTTACTGATCTGGATATCCGTAAAACATTGTTCCAAAAACAAATAGACGCAATTGAAGAAGATGTTATGCCATTTGGATTTTTAAGTGGGGTAGACGATCAAGAGGATGAATTTGGCGGAGAATTTGGTAGTACTATTTTGTAAAATATGAAATGAGGGGGAATTATACATAATCCTAGCAAATATACTATTTTCTAATTATAGAATTCATCAGGCGTCTAGAAGGAGAAACAATGGCAATTCAAATCAGCCCAGGCGTAAATGTCACAGAAAAAGATGTAACACTCTTAGTACCAGCAATCGCAACAACCCCCGCTGGTATGGTTGGATTGTTTACTTGGGGACCAGGTAACGAACCAGTAACAATCACAAGCGAAAAGGAATTGGCAGAAGTTTTTGGTAAACCATCAAAAGCAGCTGCAAGCGAAACTATGGCCATCTACAATAGATGGTGGTGGTCTGCTGCCAATTTCTTGTCATACGGCAATAATCTCAAAATTGTAAGATTCATTAATGACGGTTCTTCGTCATTTACTGCAACTTCTGGTACTGCTGCGATTGCAGGTGAAGATTTATGCGGTTTGACTTCTTTCAGACAATATACATCACCAGTTGGTACACCAGATGGTGCATGGGCAGCCAAATACCCAGGCGAACTTGGTAATAGTATCAAAGTCGTAGTTTTGGATTACTATGCATCCGAAACTTATGGTGCTGACACCGAAGGAAGTAATGATCAATATTACGATTACATTAAATTCTTTGATTCTTTGCCAGGAACATCTCCTTGGGCAAAAGCAATAACCGGTTCTGATATCAAAGACGAAATCGATACCGATGGAAAAATTTCAGGTACACCAGGAACAGTATTGGAAAAGTTCTCATATTTGTCAAAAGCATCAAACGCTGTTAATCAAAATGGAACAACAAATTATTACAAAGACGTAATTAATAATCAATCAAAGTACATTTGGTCAATTAATCATTTGGATTTGGATGGTGTTGACATAAACAATTTAAATACAATAACATCTTCCGTAGGAGTAGCATCAGGTTCTGTTGCTTGGGGTACGGAAGTTCAAGTAACAACTGGCAATTTTAAAGTATTAAGAACAACTGGTGGTGAAAACTTAGTAGTAAACGTATTGTTTGGTGGTGCTCAAGGAAGTAAACCAGCAGACTTGGACATTGCAGAAGCAGTTGCAACCTATATGGGCGATCCTGAAATCATCGACGTATCGATGTTTATCTGTGGTCCTCTTGGTAAGGCTGCATCTTACAGAGTAATGGAAATTGCTGAAGCCAGAAAAGACGTAGTTGCTTTTGCTTCACCATATCCTACTGGTGGATTCAACCAAACAAGTACAAATTATCTTGATGCAATTTTAGATTTTAGAGACAACGGAGACTCTACTTCTTATGGAGTTGCTGACACAGGATATAAACTCCAATACGATAATTACAATGATGAATATGTTTATATTCCACTAAATGCGGATATAGCGGGATTGTGTGCTAGAACAGATACAACAAACGATCCTTGGTTCTCACCAGCAGGTTTGAACCGTGGTGGAATTAATCGTGTTGTAAAGTTACCATTTAATCCAAATAAAGCACAACGCGATGATTTGTACAAAGCCGGTATAAATCCTGTTGTTTCTTTCCCAAATACAGGACCTGTTTTGTTTGGTGACAAAACATTGTTATCAAGACCATCTGCATTTGATAGAATCAATGTACGCAGATTGTTCATAATTTTGGAAAAGTCAATTGCAACTGCTGCCAGATTCCAACTCTTTGAATTCAACGATGAGTTTACCAGAGCACAGTTTGTCAATCTCGTAACACCATTCTTAAGAAATGTTCTCGGAAGAAGAGGTATTACAGATTTCCGTGTAGTTTGTGACGAAACAAACAATACACCACAAGTAATTGATTCAAATAACTTTGTAGCTGATATATACATTAAGCCAAACAAGTCAATCAATTTCATCCAACTAAACTTCATTGCAACACCATCTGGATTGAGTTTTGATGAAGTAGTAGGAGCCTAAAAGAGGGAGCTAAACACAAATGGATATTTCAAAATTCACAAGTACATTTGACGGTGGTGCAAGATCAAATCTTTTCAAAATTCAAATCACAGGAGCACCAAATGGTTTGAGTTTAAGTGAAGATGATCAAATTGTACACGTTAAAGCAATTCAATTACCAGAAACAACTGTCGGTGAAATTCCTGTAAATCACATGGGAAGAATTTATAAATTCCCAGGTGACAGAGTATATAATGACGTATCAATTACTATCTTGAGTGATGGTACTGATATGAGAGTTCGCCACTTCTTCGAAGCATGGAATCATGCTTGGAACCAACACTTTAGTAATCAAGGATTGATTCCAAATAATAATAATTTGACCGCATCTGTAGATTTAATTCAATTGGACAGAACACACAGTCCAATTAGAATGTATTCTCTACAAAAAGCATGGTGCAGTGATGTTTCTGCTGTAGATCTTTCACATGATAATCAAGATGCTTTGGTAGAATTCACAGTAACAATCAAATATCATTTCTTCCAAGTCAATACTTCAGGTGGCGTTGGTTCTGCTGGTTTATCTTTACCATAATCTGATTGACTATATACTTGTGAAGGAGCTTTATAATGGCATTTGATATATTTGGTTTTACATTTGGCAGATCTAAAGAGCAACAGAACTCTACTCCCTCTGTTATTCCGCCGGCTATGGACGATGGTGCATCCTTCGTTCAAGCCGGTGGTTTTCAAGGCTGGTATGTAGATCTTGATGGTACTATTAAGTCCGATGTTGATTTAGTTAAAAAATATCGTGAAATGAGCCTTCATGCAGAAGTAGAAATGGCTATTGACGATATTATTAATGAAATGATAACGGAAGATGCTACTGGTAAAATTGTAAAATTAAATATAGACAAAGTAAACTCCGAAATAATACCAGAAGAGGTTAAAAAAGTATTATACAAAGAATTTGATCATATCATTTATTTGTTAGATTTTAATAGAAAATGTTATGAAATTTCAAGACGCTGGTATATCGATGGAAGACTTTATTATCATATGATTTTGGAAGATGATCCAAGACAAGGTATTAAGGAAATTCGTCAAATAGATCCTCTTAGAATTAAAAAAATAAGAGAGATTAAAAAGAAATCAAAAGTAAATGGAGTAGATGTTATAGATGGCGTTGAAGAGTATTATCTGTATACTGTTCAAGAGCGTTTTAATATGTACGATACCACTCAAGGTATAAAGATTTCTCCCGACTCTATCAATTATTGCCATTCTGGACTTTTTGATTATGGAACAAAAAGAGTTGTAAGTTATTTACATAAAGCAATTAAACCTTTGAATCAACTAAGAATGGTAGAAGATGCAACAATCATCTACCGTTGGTCTAGAGCACCCGAAAGAAGAATATTCTATATTGACGTAGGTTCTTTACCAAAGAATAAAGCAGAGCAATATCTACGTGATATTATGTTGCGTTATCGCAATAAGATTACATATGATGCCAATACCGGAGAAATCCGTGATGATCGTAAGCATATGAGTATGTTAGAAGATTATTGGCTTCCAAGAAGAGAGGGTGGCAAAGGAACTGAAATTCAAACTCTACCGGGTGGTCAAAATCTGGGAGAAATGGAAGACGTTAAATACTTCCAAAAGAAATTGTTTAGAAGTTTGCAAGTTCCGATGTCTCGTTTAGAAGCCG